TTGCGGGCGGTAGTGGGACACCCACGTCGAGGTGACATGAGTGACAGAGCTTGTAGGGCGCGGTCTGGAGTGACGGGATGTCATCGTCCAGCGTGCCGATGATGTCATCAGCCGTGGCATCGAAGCAGCAGCGCGCGAGTCGCCCATCGGCGAGCACGAACACGCGGCCGTTCATCACCCACGGGCAGGGCTTGCCCTTCTGATGAGTGTTCACGTGCCATTTGACTTGGCCTGCCCAGTCGACGGACTCGATGGCGCCGTCGCAGGAGACGCCAGCGAGGATGTTCGCCGCCTTCAGGTGCTCGACCGCAAGGGCCGCGCGTTCGGGCCGGTGCAGGCTCACCCAGACGCGGATAGCGGTAGGTGCAATGGCCAACGCCATCTCACGCGTCATCGTCACGCCGTTCGTGGCAAGGATCAGCGGCACGTTCGGGCCGATGGCCTCGCGCGCCAGATGAACGTTGCGCACGAACTCGGGGTGCATCGTCGACTCACCGATGCCCGCGAGGTTCAGCTCGGGACCGGGAAGCTGACGCGCCCACAGCAGCGCCTTGGCGTAGGTGAGATCGTCCATGTCGATCTTCGGACGCGCCATTTTCGGATGAACGCAGTACCTGCAAGCGAGGTTGCACCTGCTGGTCATCTCGATCTGGTGGATGGCGCGGACGGGGAACATCAGATTGACCCTAGAACCTCATGTCCTTCAGGCACCGGGTACTCCATGATCCATTCTCGGCCCTCGATCTCGTCATACATCGCGTTCGCGATGTCACAGGCGATCTTCGCGAGCTTCCGCGGATCGATCTTTGATGGGCCGTCATCGCTTGTCACCGATTTCAGCACATCGGATGTGAGCGTGGCCGCCAAAACGCTACATGCCAGTGAGGCACGCGGAACTATGGCCGTACACGGCACGAATGCAGTACGACCATCAAGGCCTTTTTCCAATCGAAGCATTTTCATTTTCAGTAACCCCAGATTTCCATGTGAGCTGGATTGGCGTTTTCGTATACGAGCATGTAGTGCATTTCGCCGTTGATGCGCGCCAGTCGCCATGGCGATTTGTGAGAAACGAGCCAGTCCTGGACGAACTGCTCGTCAGAGTCATGCTGAAATTCAGGTTGAACAGTTACCTGCGGATCGAACTGCGCCGGCGGCTTAAAAGGGACCACGCCCAGCATTGCGCCAATTTGCTCCACGGTGTCGAGCTTGCTCACGCCGCCACCTCTTCCTGCAAATGCGCAGGCACCTTGAGGTGACACGAGCTACACAGCCCGATCGGCCGAGTCATCAGTGACCCGAACTCATCCCACACCGTCGCCAGCCGGTACTTGCTGTGCGCATCCATGCAGCACGCGTTCACGCTACCGTCCTGACGCACGACGCCCCAACCGAGATTGAGGTAGGTGCAATCATGGCTCTTGGCCGCGACGTGCCACTTCGTCTGGCCCGCCCAGTCGATGGACGAATCCACGAACGCGGTATTGAGGCCCGTGATGGCCCCCGCGTCCTTCAGCATCTGCCATGCGGGGCCAGCCTTCTCAGGCCGGTGCGTGCTCACGTATGTCACCACACGCAGCCGCGCGAGCACGTCCGCGAGCTCCGGCGTCATGTCGACGCCATTGGTGGCCAGCGTGATCTGCCGGCCCTGTATCACTTCCCGAACGCGAAACGCCGCTTCGATGAAACGGGGATGGAGAATCGCTTCCCCGATCCCCGTCAGCGAGACTTCGCCTTGCGTTCCTTTCGCGACGTAGTAGGCGACGTGCTCGAGCGTGCGCTCGAACGTCTCCCACGACATGTGTTCCTTGACGCGCTCCAGCTTCGGATGCGGGCAATACCGACACGCCAAATTACAGATCGACGAAAGCTCGATCTCGTGAATCTCGCGCACAGGAACCGTTTTCATCTTGATACAATCTGCCGCATGGAAAAGTGGCATGTGATTGCAGGATACGAAGGATGGTACGAGGTCAGCTCTTTGGGAAGAGTCAGAAGCCTCGACCATAGAGTAAGGCATCGATTTGCAACCGCCTTAAAACGCGGTCGTGTCTTGCGGCAATCCTCGACCAAAACTGGATACATGCGGGTTGTCCTATCAAAGGGCAACCAGAAATCTACAAAGCTAGTGCACCGATTGGTGGCGCTCGCTTTCTTAGAGACGACTGAGGATGAAAGTTGCGACGTGAACCATATCGATTGCAACAAGCAGAACAATTCGCTTTCGAACCTGGAATGGTGCACGAGAGCAGAAAATCTACGACATGCCACGCTCAATGGACGCCTCGATGCGCACATAGCTAGCAAGCGTGCGAAAAAACTCACTCCGGAAATAGTGCTAGAGATTCGGGCTGCCAATGCGAACGGAGAAGGTGGCTGCAGGGTTCTCGCGCGGAGATTCGGAATTGCATTTGGCACTGCCCAGAAGATTCTGGACCGACGAAGCTGGAAAAGGCTTTGAACCACCATCTTCATTGATTACCCCTTCACCGGGACTATGCGCACTGGCTGAATCTTTGGCACCAGAAAAAAGGCGGGAGCCGAAGCCCCCGCCAAGAGGGGTTTCCTGTCAGGTCAGACCGTTCGCCTGCGCAGAACCGACGCCGACGATCAGTGCACCGTATTCCGAGCCGGTGATCTTCTCGTCCTGGTAGTACTGCGCTTCGATGCCGTCGACCTTCGTGCGGGTGTTGTACGGGTGCCGGATGACCGCGAACGGAGTACCGAGCTCCGGAGCGGTCCAGCGGAACGAGTACATGAACGACGGCGTCTCGCGGGAAGGCGCCAGCGGCGAGAAGTACACGAGCACGGAGTCCTTGAGCGCATTGCTCGCGAGGGACGCCGCCTGGTTCTCGTTCGCCGTGTTGTAGAAGCCGCCCGCCACGATCAGGCGGTCCACTTCGAACGCGTTCTGCGTCGCCTGACGCGTCACCGCGCCACCGCCGTTGTTCAGACCGAGGACGAAGTTCCTCGCGTTCGAATTGCGGCGGAAGAAGTTCCACGCCTGCCAGCCGAAGCAGATGCTGTTGGGCTTCTGCGCCGTCTGGGCCTGGACCTGTTCCATGGCTTTCCAGATCATCGAGATCGGATCGCCAGGGCTTGCGCCCGCGACCCACGAACTGCCCGTCAGGAAGCCCGTCGACACGTTCGAGGCCGAGCCCACGAGGTTCGTGATGCGACGGTCCCAATCGAGGTAGAGCTTCGTTTCGAGATAGCGGGTGGCGCCCACGTCGAGCTCGAACTGCAACGCCGCGTCCATGTTCGCCCGATCCTCGATCGGCACGTCATAGGCGAGCGCGTAGTTCTTGCACGCATACGCGGCAGTCGAGACCGAGCGGGTGACGCGCTTGGCTTCGGTGCCACGGGAACGCGCCGTGTCTTCGATGGCGAACGTCTCACCGCGGTTGAACACCGGGTAATAGTTCGTTTCCTTACCCACCGGGACGATCGGCGCGATCATGTCCGCGATGAACCCTTCCGGGCGATAGTTGATAGCGATCTCGCTGAGGAACGTGTCCACATGCAAGTCGCGGCCGGTTGAAAGACCCATTGTGTGCTGTGCCTCCGCTCAGGTGCCGGCCCAAGCCGGGCACGTCATGAAATCGACGAATGCCTCGACCAGGTCGCCACTGGCGCACGTTGCGGTCGCCCGTCCCACGTGCTGATCGCCAGAGGCCGCCGCAATCAGCCACCCGGAGGTGGTGATCTTGAGCGGATACCCGAGCGTACTTACCGCGCCACCCGCGGCCACTTTCATCACGCCTTCGTAGGCGACGCTTACGCGTTCACCGCTTCGGGCGCTGGTGATGAGAATGCCGGCGGCGCGCGAGGTGTTCGCGACCACGAGGCCAGCGAAGCTCACCGCATGGAAGCGGGCCGTCGCGACCGACAGGTCTTCGGTTGCCGTGATGGACCAGTCGTTGTGTCTGCCATGAGTTGACATCTATTTCTTCTGGCCTCCTTACTTGCCACCGATCGAGCCGGGCGCGTCCTGCCACGCCTTGGCCAGATCGGGATTGCGACGGAACTCGGCCTGCATCGCTTCGACCAGGATCTGGTCTCGCGGCTTGTCGTGGTTCGCCGGGTTGACGGCCGCCGTTGCAGCCGCTGCGCGCGCCGAGAACAGCGCCTTCTCGGCTGGGTCGTTCGGGTCGATGCCACCCGCGGTATGCGGCGGCTTCGGTGCATCCGGGTTCGGATACGCCTTGATGAACACTTCGACGTCCGCGAGCGTCACGCTGAGAACGTGCTCGTCGCTGTCGACCTTGTTCACGCGCTTGAAGTTCTCGCGCACATTCGGAAGGATTGCCTTCGCCTTGATGGGCGCTTCGAACGCTTCCATCAGTTTGGCACGGTGAGCCGCGACCTTCTCGGCCTGCGTCTGCGCCTGAAGCTCGGTGAGCTTGCGCTGAAAGCTTTCGCCCTCAGCGGCTTTGGTCTCCAGAGCCTTCTTCTCGTTCTCGAGCTTGTCGAGTCGAGCCATGAGCTCCGAGATAGTTGGGTCAGCCATAAATGGCGTATCTCCTGATTGGTGGTGGTCCCGCGAGAACGCCACGCGCTCACGACACTGGAGTGCAGTGCTTCGAGCCATCGTCAGCGATAGGGATTTGAGGATGCCAACTGCGGGTTGGTCGGCACCCAGGAGAGCCACTGCGTCGAGCACCCACGGGATCTCCCGTGTATCGGCTTTGACGTCTTTCAGCAGCTCGACGGAAACGAACTTGAGCATGCCGTCGCGAATCCACGCGGCGACCTTTTCGGGAACGGTGAAGTCGGCGAGGAGCTTCTTGCCCTCGCGATAGATGCGATTCACCCAGCCGAGCGCGAACTGGCTCTCTGGGTTGTCACGTGCGTCGGGGCCCTCGTGGCCCATCTTGAGCGGGATGTGCCCACCCAGATCCAACGCGTCGAAGGACTTGATGATGCTGTCGAGGTCAGCAGAGTCGAACGTGATTCCGTTCCACTGACCCTCGGCGAATACTTCCTGACCCTTGAGGTCTACGGTCGCTATGGACTGCTAGTGCCTCCAGACTTCTGTGCGACTTTCTTGGGCTCGGGCGGCTTCGGGTACAGCGTCACGCCCAGTTCTTTCGCCTGCTGTGTCCAGAACGCGCGGCGGCCCTCTGGCAGCTTGTCTGCGTGGCCCTTGAGCTTCGAGACGATGTCGGCGTAGGTGTCAGGCGCCTGCTCGCGCGCGATGCAGGCTGCGAGGCTTTCGCATTCCTGTGCGGCGAGGCCGTCGATGGCGAGTTCGGTAGCGTTCATCTTGCACCGTCCTTCGTCTTGAGGCCGTCGTCCATTACGCGGGTGATGATGCGCGGCTCGTTCGTACGCAGCACACCATCAGCATCGTAGTGGCAGCCGACGATGTCGGGCTCCGCGCCACAGGTACATGGCGCCATGCTGTCGCCGAAGTGCGCGCAACTTTGCAGATGATCGTCGATCGTTTTCACTGCAGCGTCTCTCCAAGCACGTTCACAGCCGCACCTCAACATTGACGCCTTTGGCTCGAACCCGCCTTACGGGCGTTTCCATGTAGTCGACGAAGTGGCCGGCATCGATGGACGTGACCCACAAGCCCGTTCGGGCCTCGAACTCCATGACGAGCCTCGTGAGATCGCTCTGCAGCTGTTGCCGCATCTGCTCAGCCTGTGGGACGGTCATTTCACTAGTCACTGCAACGTCCCTCCAAACCCGGCCTGCGGCTGCACACTCGGTGGCGGCGACTCCTGCCCATCCCAGCCGTCCAGTTCCGTCACCGGAATGAGCACGCTGCGGCAATTGAAGTGGTTCGGCGGCCGATATTGATCCCATACGTCCGAATCCTCGGCGTACGTCTGCCCGTTCAGCGCCTGACAGATATCGGTCGTGCGGTCATCGAGGATCGCGCTGTACTGGAGCGCGACTACGAACCCCCCCAGCTCCGGGTCCGTGAACTCGGCGTAGCGCGCCTCGTTCATCGCTTCGAACAGGTTCGTACGCGAGAGCGTGTCGAGGTAGGAGGCGGTCTGCTTCTCGCTCACGCCCCACAGGTCTTTGAGCGCGCGCGATACCTGCGGGTCATCCTCGGCATCCAGCGCAGCCTCACGCGAAGTGAACCCGCGCGAGACAAGCCGGTCCCAGATCACCTGCCGGGTATCCCCCGGGGTGCGACCGAACTTCACGCTGTTCTGCAGTTCCTGTTGGATGATTGCCCGAACTCCGTCACTGACATTCCCGGCCATCCGGAAGCCATTCACTTCGAAGTAGTCGGCGGCCGTATCGCGCAAGTCTTTCATGCGCACCAATCTTTGACCACGGGCGCGCTCCAGCTCGTTCCGGGCAAGCGAACCTCCCAGCGTCCATGCCGACGACAGCGAACGGCGGTACAGGTCCTTCAGCTTCCCCTTCTGGACGCCGTTGAACTCAACGGCTGCGATGTCCGTCGGATCGTTGTCGATGAGCTTCGACAGGTCATCATCGCTGCCCAGGAGCTTCTTGGTGCCCTTGGCGACGAACTGCGCGACCTGCGTCGTAAGATCCGCGGCCATCCGGTCCTGCCGGTTCTCGATGACCGTGAAGGCCACGCGCTGGGCCGCCCGGTCGAACTGCGCGCGGGTGCAGTTCCTCAGCGGACCATGGGGTACCGCCTGCGACCCGTCAGCGGGCGAGTGGGCCCCGTTCACGCGAGTATGCTGATGGACCTCCCCGGCGGGTCGCAGGCTGGTAAGGGTTTCCGTGATGGCATCGAGCTTGCGGCTCATCTCTGCCATGCGCGCGGCGTTCTCGGCCTTGGCCTGGCGATCGGCTTCGGCCTGCGCGCGGGCATCCTGGTTCGCGCGCATCTTCTGGTCGAAGCTCTGGCCGTTCTGGGCCATATCCTGATTCTGCTGGACGACTGGATCGATGAGCGGCTCGCTCGTCTCATCCCGCTTGGGCATGTCGAGGAGTTTCCGGAAGTGCTCCTCGTCCTCGGTCGTGGCGATCACCGCCTTGGCATCCGTGAGCGTCTTCCAGTCGGCAATCACCTGCTTGATGTGCTCGCGTGAGGCAGGCTTGAAGCAGAACTCCGGATAGTCCCCATCGCCGAAGTTCTGATCCCCGAGATCCTTGACCAGCTGCTCGTTGATCGTCGCTTCCAGTCGCTCGGAGTCTGCGTTCAGCGTCCAGAAGAACGCCTCCAGCTGCGTCTGGGATTGCGCGAAGGCTCCCGTCTGGCCGGTGTGTGAGATACCGAGCAGGTTCGGCACAAGAAGCGCCTTGGCGATGGCCAGGTCCCAGAACACCATCGCCTTCTCGAAGGCGTCCGTGGTGGCCGGCTGTATCAGCTGCACCTCGTATCCCGGCATGAGCTTGATGCCGCTCGAGCCGTGCAGGTTGGTGAGCAGTTGATGCAGCGAATCCGCCGCAGCCGTGCCCTCGGGGGCCGGGTCTTCCTCTTTCGGGTTCAGGACCAGGAAACCGCCGGCCATGCGCTCCAGGTATAGCGCCCAGAACTCACCCACCCGCTGCTTGATGAACCATGCCCGATAGGCTTCGCGCAGATCCGACCGCCCGTAGAAACGGTCGAACTCGGGTGAGTGCACGTAGTGGATCATGCGCGACATGTCGACGTCGATCCGGCGCCCGGCCGCGAGCTGCACGACCTTCTGCAGGATGCCGTACTCGTCGGTGTAGAACTCGAACGTCGACGGATCACGGCCCAGAAGCATGTTGAGGCCGATGTAGGTCTGCCCATCGATCGTGACGTCGCTATAGACCTTCTCCGTGAGGCTGAAGCCGTAATCCCGGCCGGTCGCCACGACGTTCAGCGCGTCCACGAACGAGCCGCGCATCTTGCAGAAGATCTCGTTGAACACCCGGATACGACGAACTCGTTCGGTGTCCGACAGGCTCGACTCGTCCTCGTACTTGAACGTCCAGCCGCGCGCTGTGATGGCGTCGCGCTTGAAGTTCATGACCGCCTTGACCTGCTCGTCCAGGCGCATCTTCTCGTAGATGCCGATGCCCTTGGATCGAACGAGCGAATCCGGGGTGTATCGAGGGCCGAGGCTGATCTGCGCCCGCTCGTAGGTGGCTACGTCGTCCGAGGGCTTGGACGCCTGCTTGGATCTCGACTCGAGCGGCTCGACCTTGGCGAAGCGTGCCAATGCGCGTGTGAAGAGGTTCGCCACTAGCCTGCG